GCACAGGATGCCGCACCTGCTATTCCGGGTTCTCCTTGGAAAACTGCACCAAAAAAGAATAAACCCGGAGACGAATCGGCGGGCAAAGACGTCCTCGATAGAGTCTTCAATAAAAAGCGTCGAAACGCTTTTACGCCCGCGGGTCCTCAAGGTGGTGCGCCGGTGCTTGGTGGAAACGATACCCAAGAACCCAATGAACCTCCAGAGGACACCCGGACGCATTAATGCGTATCAGGAGTCCTTACAATGACAAGAAAAGATGGCGTTCTCTTAACGACCAATCCGTCCGAAATCGGCTCGTTCGATTGGAACAACAGGTTCAGGGTCCAGGGCTGGGAAGATTCCCCCGAAGATGTTCGTATGCGTCAACCCGAAAATGACGCGCAGCTCATTACCTTTATGAACAAACTGCCTCGCGCAACGCGCGAGTGGACGAACCCGATTATGCGGTTCTCCGTTGATACCCGTCCGGATAACTTCACGACTCTGGCGTCGCCTGTTTCCGCGACCGACACCAACATCAAACTTACGGATGCCTATCTGGTCCGTGTTGGTCATGTCATCGTTCTGCCTGAAAGCGGCCAGCAGATGCTGGTCACTGTGGTTGATGATGACTTCAGTTCGGCTTTGACCAATGACGCCGGCAATGCGACCTGTAACATCACTGTGAATCGCACCAAACTTGGTGGAGTTGCAGTCGCGGCCGACCAAGGCGCTACGGTGCTGGCTGGCGCTCCGTACATGGGCGAATTGAGTGAGCCGCGCGAAGGCACGACCACGGTTCCCGGCGATCCTCAGTACAACTTCATCTCGATGATGGGTCTGTACTTCGCGATGTCCCGGTTGCAGTTGAACTCCGCGATGACCTCCAACTTCGGCACCCTGCCCAAGGAAATGGAGAACATTCGGTTCCAGTTCATGCAGGCCATGCAGACCTCGCTCCTGTTCGCTAACCGTACCACCTGGTACGATGCGGATGAGAAGCAGGTTTACGTTGGCGCCGGCTTGCTGTTCCAGTTGCATAAACATACGCTGGACCTCGGCACGCTTGGGCACAATGCGCTCTGGAAGAACTTCAACGACTTCCTTGAGCCCACGTTTGAGTCTCAGCTCAGCGCCCTCAAGAAAGATTTGTTCGTGGGCAGCGAACTGTTCCGCGATATGTTGAACACAGCCCGGACGGCCGGCCGTATCGAACTCAACCCGGAAGGCAAGACCACGTACTACAGTCCCGATCTCGGCTCGCTGACCTTCGACATCACCACGGATTCCGGTAAACGGGTCTCGGTGCACGAAGAAAAGTGGAGTCTGAAAGCGGGTCTCAGTGACTGGGGTTTCCTGCTTGACAGCAACAACCTTGGTGGCGGACAGTACAAGGGTCTGGGCCTACAGTGGTTTATGAACCTTCAGAGCCCGTCGGAAATTATGAAAGTCAAACACGCGCTGTTCGCGTCCTGGGCAATCAACGTTTTCGACGACACAACTATGGGAATTATCAGGGGTGGCACAAAAGAATTGGTGAATCGCTGATAATGGAATAGGATTGTATCCATGAACTGCATTGGCATATACGGTATTCGCAACACGGCTAACGGCAAGTGGTACGTTGGCCAAAGCGTGAATATCGAAAAACGCAAACAAGTGCATTTCACGCAACTGAAATATGGAGCGCATTACAATCAACACCTACAGGCGGCCTACCAAAAGTATGGTGAAGATAATTTTGAGTTTCGTATTTTAGAGAACATTTCAGTTGATATGCTGGATGTGCGTGAACAGGCATGGATTGCATATTACAAAGCCAATGATCCGCGACTTGGATACAACTTAGATAGCGGCGGTAGTTTCCGTAAAAGACATTCCGCTGAAACTCGGTTGAAGATGTCCGCTTCGCAAGAAGGCAGGACTTTTTCTCCAGAGACAAGACGCAGGATGTCTGAAGCGGGGAAGGTAAAGGTTTTTTCCGCAGAACATTGCCGGAAGTTGTCTGTTTCGCATCAGGATAAGCATCCTTCCGAAGAGACGAGGCAAAAGATGAGAGTGGCAAGAAAAGGTGATAGGTTTTCTGCTGAGGCTCGGCGGTTGCATATAATTGCGGCTACAGACAAACATCCTTCGGTAGAGACGCGGCAGAAGATGTCACTCTCTCGTATGGATAAACATCCGTCCGCAGAGACGCGACAGAGGTTGATCGCGGCGCAAAAGAAACGTCGCGAGGCGGAAAAGTTAGCGAAACAATCAGCAGCATAAGGAGACACGTCATGGCAAAGAAAAACGACGGCGCTGTAATCGAGAACGAAGGAACACAGCCGATGGTTGAGTCGCAGGACAAACCCTTGGCTCCCAAGATCACCGAACCCACAGGGCCGGCGTTGGTTCGCTTTTGGTCCATGAAGGAACGCCACCAAATCGCTTTAGTTTCGGGGAAGAACGTGGCCTTTGAAGACCACGTTCTTCTCGCTGAGGAAGGCGGAGAGGTAGCCGGGATGATCCGCAAGTCTCGCATCTATGACATCCGGGAGATTGTTGACAAGCCGTTTGAAAGCGAAAGCGACCAGGCGAAGTTCAATAAGTTCCTGAACGACATGGTGTACACCGGAGAGCGCGGCCTGGCATCGCAGCGCTGGGTGAAACTGTTGGTGGGGTTATTCTCCCCCAACGAGTATTCGCGTTTGCAGGACGAGCACTACAAAAAGACCAAGAGCCCTTTGACCCCTGACGTTATCATAATGCGGGCCATCAGAACGAAGTCATTTAAGGGAGGCATATAAAAGCATGAATAGGGTATTAACATTCGCAGCCGCCGCGTTTTTGGCGGCAACCGTGAGTTACGGAGCCACCGTGACCAACACGGTGCAATGGAACGTGCCGTGGGGCGACCGGTTTCGCGAGCGTTGCGTTGAAGTGTTGGATGCGGTCGTTGCTCAACTGAACGCCGATACGACTGCCATTGCGACTGCTTTGGCGACGAACGTGACGAAGGGTACGGTGGCTCAGATAGACACGAACGCTGTTACCAGCATCACGACCAAGACTCCCGGCCAAGTGGGTCAGCTATTGGTTGGCGGTGCGGTGGCGCAATACGATGCGTTATGGTATGCGAAGGGAGCGACCACAAACGATTGGGTTCGCTTCACTCTAACTACCGGGACGCTTGGAGCCACGAACATTACGTTCAGAAGCACGTTACAGACAAACGTGTTGTATTTCAACACGATTGGCGTGCTGACGAACCACGTCCAAACTGGTCCTTAACAAAGTCGGTAAAATCACTCGGAGGATACTCAAATGATAGGGAATGGCAAAGTTGATGCGATTTTTACGAAACAAATCATCAGTTTGGCTGATACCACAATGCCGCTTCTGGCGTTGAACTGGTCGGGCAAACCGATTGCTGGGGAAATTCCTACAATACGGAAGTCCAAGGCCACTGTAACGGTTGACGCCAACGGCGGCGCCGGGACCAGCAAACTGAAGATACTCATCACCATCGTGAACTATGATGAAACGGGCGTCGCCGCCACGAATCTCACGTACACGATCTCTGGTGCGTCAACCCGTGCGGAATGGTCCGGCACGAGTCCGACCTTCGTGGCCGGCGCGGTAACGATGAAGGATGTCATTGATCTGCTGAACCTGGTGCCCGGATTGCAGGCGTACTTGCTGCACGCTCCGTATTACCTGTCAGCGAACACTGACCAGTTCATTGATGTCGCCGTTACGGACATCCCGATGCAACCCGGCAAGTTCCTGGAGACCTTGTACCGGGACGCGGACGCTTCGTTGGTCGATACCAACAAGCTCGTCGCGTTCTTGCGTATTGGTCTGCCGGAGCTCAGGGATTCGGGCTCGATGCGTCTTATCCGTTTGACGGCGACCGTGACCGGCGCCACGAGCGGCAAGGTGCGTCTGTACCGTGACGCCTACAAGGACTACGCGAAGGAATACTCTGCAACCTATGCGACCTGCATGGGTAACAAGCAGATGTTCATCGACAAGACTCTGGTGAACACCACGCTGACGGACTACATCGACAGCGATATCCTGAAGGCCATGACGCTTCAGGGGCCGCTCATCCTTGAGATCAACTCGACCGATCTCTCGGCTTGCACGGCCGAAGTAGCGCTGGTCCAGGACAACATCTAAAAATCAGCGGCGCGGTTGCTCTTATGTTTTCTCTCAACCGTGCCAACGAGGACGGGAGGGACCTGTAAAAGGGTTCCCTCCCGGTGCCTCTCTTAAACACAGGAGGCTTAAATGAAAAAAGTTTTGTTGTTCCTTGCGGTGATGGCGATCTCTTTCCTGTGCCAGGCGCAGACCGTGCAGTTTGTGAGTAGTCACGGATTCTCGATGGCTACGAATGTCGGAAACTCCTTGGTGTGGACCAACGATAACGCCTACGACTTCAAGTTCGACACAATGACGTTTAACTCTACGGTTGCCAACACGGCGACCGTTCAGCGTGTTCATGCCTACAAGGTCAACCAGGTCGTTGGCAATGTTGTGACCACGAACGACATGGGTACGGTGGAGACGAATTACTACGGCCAAGTCACGAACGTCCAGTCCTATGTGTCCACGAATCTGTTGCTGTCGGTGACGAACAGCGGCGAGGCTGTTTATACTAAGGATGACATTAAGCAACTCTGGATACACGCCGGCGATATAGTGATTTGGAGTTTCAGCGACACAAATTCAAAACCGTTACTATACGATACTACGAGATAACAGGAGGATTTATGGGCGAAGATGCTAAAGTCTTGGCGATCAAACGCGGCAACGTCACTATCGTTTCAACGCAGAGAACGCCGGTGATCTATACCGCTGTTGAGCAAGTGACATGGCCTACGGGGCAGGTGCAGATTAATGGCATAGGTAAGGATCGTTCCGCGTCCCTGGCCGCTCTTGAAGAATCATTCAGCAAACTTAAAGAGGTACTTGCGGCCGCGGAATAACGCTTCCGGTTCATAGCCGGTCGCGCTACGCGGAGCGCGCGGTACACGGAGGCGCTATGCGATTAAAGTTATTCTCTGTTCTATTGATGTTGGGCGTCCAAGCTTTTGCGGCGAACCCTTATTTGCCGTTCTCCATCGACTTCGAAAAGTCTGGCGATGACAGGCAGTTCGATATTCAGTCCCGCGTGCTTTCTACGCCCACCTTGCGGTTCTACACGTTCAACGGGACAAATGTTTTCAATCCGCAGGGATATGTTTCTACGTTCAGTTTTGCTGAAGACTGGAACGTGACCAACATGGTCAAGATCACCGGGTCTAATTATTCTTCCTACATTGACTTTGCGGTTTCCTCCAATACTTTTGCTTATCCAGTAGACAAGTGGTACGCGAGCGTTCTCTTGACCAAGCCGGCCGATGCCGGAACATTTGCTTGGGCGTATGGTTACATCTCTCTCAAGCCTTCTCCTGAAGCCAATGCCAATGCAACCTTCTTTTATACTCGCGCCATTAACGGTTCAGAATACGGACCATTCACGGGCGACTTTACGAACTGGCCGTTTGCGCTCAAGGGTGATTATGGCGGTTACGTCATAGCTTCGGTGTTCAATGCCCATACGAATACCCCGGCCATGACGGCGCACTCCGGTTTGGGTACGGCTGCAACAAACCCAGCAACAGCATTCGATGCCGCCGGGTTAGCCGCCGGAGTGCAAGCCAACCTCGATATTCATACTAACCTGCCGGTTATTTCCGCGCATTCGGGTCTTGGCACGGCCGCTACCAACCAGGCTACGGCGTTTGATTCCGCAGGAACAGCGGCCGGCGTTCAGACTAATCTTAATAGTCATACTAATCTACCGGCGATCTCGGCTCATTCGGGTTTAGGGACCGCTGCTACCAATCCTGCGACAGCGTTCGACGCGGCGGGTTCATCCGCTGGGATTCAGACAAACCTAAACACGCATACCAATCTCCCTGCCATCAGCGCCCACTCTGGTTTGGGAACGGCGGCCACGAACCCAGCAACGGCTTTTGATGTTGCCGGGGTTGCGGCCGTGGTTCAAAGTAATTTGACGGCGCATACGACGAATACAGCGAACCCGCACGTTGTTACGGCGTCACAGGCGGGAGCGGTGGCGACGAATGATGGGCCGTACGGTCTTGCGGTGACGAACATAACAATAACTGGAGGTTCCGCGTTTTCTACAAACAGGACGGGGCGCAACATTGCTTTTGTCATCCCTACCAATGCGACCAGCACGGCGACAAATGAACCCGTAAGCCTATATCGTTACGACGCTTGCCCGTCGGTGGCTAATACAATCTTCGTGTTTGCGACAACGACGAATATAACGGCGGTTAGATCGGGAAGTACGTTCACATTTACAATCCCGTCAGGAACAAGGTTGTTGTCTTCAAAGATCAGGGTGGATGGCGGCAACACGGATTCCGGGAGCATTTACTTGGTTCTTGGAACCAATGATATGAACAATTCGTCAACGGTTAATAACTGGATTCCCGTTTGCAATGCAACGCGAGACGATACTTATGCGAATATTCCCGTGACAGCACAAACATATAGCGGGGATAATACGCAGATTAAGATTTCCGGTCTCGGAGCTATTGGGGGAATTATTTATCATGTTGAATCGAGGTATTAATTATGCGGCGCATTGCCTCGCTATTATTGATGTCAATTTGTGTGGCGCTGATGGGCTCGATGCCATTGCTGAATGTTCCGTATCATATTACGTCCGTGGATGCCATGACGAACGGATTATTTAGATTGCAGGGTTATGTTTATGATGTTTCACAGTTGGGGTCAGGTGCTCCCGATGTGGCGACAAATGATTACGTGATCGTTCAGGGAGGAATAACAGGCGATATAGATTTATATCGTATCTCAAATATCTGGTCGCAGGCTGATTCTTGGTTGGTGGTTGATGTGGCTTACGCTGAAAACGGAGAACCACGGTCAGGTCAACCAGAGTCCGGGTATCAGGAAATCAGCCGGTCCGGGTATTTGTATTCAACGACGTTTGGTGGGCCGAGCGAGTATTTGCAGAACGGGGCGCGGAATCTATTTTATCATTTATTGGATGATCGGGTAGCCGCGATTGAGACTAACTTTGACGCGACGGCGGAACAGGTGCTGACGAATGGGGCTACGATCCAGGCTTTTGGGAGCGTGAAGATCAGCACGGCGGACGCGTTGATTGTGCTGGGCTCGCCGCAGATTCAGACGAACGGAGTGAGCGAAGGGAAGCAGATGTTTGTGAGAGGCGCGGCCGTGACGGGCGGGATTATGTTCACCAATAGCGCGGGGGTGGCGCTGGACTGCAAGCAATCGTTTTTGTTTAGCACGAATGACTTTATGAGTTTTTTTTTTAGTGACGGGGTGTGGGTGGAAACGAAACGGATAGATCGAAAAACACAATAAGGAGGACAGAAAATGAGGGGTTTAAAAATTGCGGCGATGGTCGGTATGATGTTGGCGGCGGCGAGTTCCGTGTTTGCGGTGGGCGGAGTGCTTTCCGACGGGCAGGGAACCAACTGGAGCTATGGTGATGTGTATGGCCAGGGGATCTACTATCTCAGGAACTTCAAGACAGCCGGCATTGATGGCGCGGGCATAACAAACATTCCTGCCACCGCATTACAAGCTGGAACAGTTATGCCAGCGGTAGATGGTTCGGCAATCACGAACCTTCCTGCGACAACAAGTATGAGCGCCGCTAATTTGATTATCGGAACAGTTGCCTCGGCGATTGACGGTTCGGGAATAACGAACCTTGCCTATGCCAATATTCCGGATGCACCAGCAGCTATCACGGACTATATCAGCACGAATGCCACGCCGCAGAGCAAGGCCGGACTGCTGACGTTGAATGGAGGGGTGACGGCGGGCGCAAAGGTGTCGTTTACGCCGTCTGCGTTTCAGGCGATTGCAACCGGCGCGGCGATTGCGTCGGATGCGGCGATAGTCACCGTGGCCGGGGATGGCGGAGCGACAACGGCGACGATTGCGGATGGCACGGTAGAAGGGCAGCTTTTGACAATTCGCGGAACAAGCGATGCGAACACAGTTCAGTTGACGAATTCGGTTATTCCGCCGTTTATGCTGGGGACTAACGACGTCATTGCGTTTAGTTGGGTTAGCGGAGTGTGGGTGGAGCAATATCGCCGGGATAACTAACATGCGCAAGACTCTGATATTTGTGACAATGATGTTTACCTGTGGGGTCAATCTTGTGGCCCGCACCGGGATTGATTCCACAGGCACGAACAGCGTCTTGACGGGACCTCTAAATTTCGGAAACAACGAGGTATCCTTTGGCGGGGTGACGCGGACAAACTGGCCAAGCAATGCCAGTGAGATAAATGTTGCGTTTACGCCTACATCGTATTTTGCCGAGGAACCAAAAGTGGAGGATCATTTAGTAGGAATAGACTCAGTATTAACAAATGGTCCGTTAATGAATGCGGCGAAGATCGTGGAGATTGGGAAAGACGCTACCGCACAGCTTAATGGGTCAATAGCTATAGGGTGGAATTCTTTTAGTACATGGATAGGTGTAGCGATGGGAGTTAGCAGTGTAGTCGATGCTGGGGTAGGTATCGGACCATATGTCCAAAGTGATGGCGATAGCACCGTGGCGGGTAATCAGGCTGTAGGCATTAGTAATGCGGTAGCTATCGGAAGCTTTGCGCGAGCAGTGACCAATAATGTCGCTCTTGGCTATGGCGTTACAAATCTGATCAGCGACTCTACGAGAATAAAAGGCGATTTGATCATGGCTGGCAGGGCTGTAACCGGAGCTGTTTATTATGGAGATGGGGCGGGGCTGACCAATATTACAGCATCGCAGGTAGCTGTGCCGACAGGTGGGGGGCTGGAATGGTATGGCACGAATCTTCCGGCCGGTTTTTTGTGGCAGGACGGAGCCGGCTACCATACCAGCGCCTATCCCGCCTTATTCAATGTGATCGGCTATAAGTTTGGAGGAAGCGGGACCAATTTCAACGTGCCGGACAGACGGGGTAAGTTTGCGTTGGGAGCAAGCGCGGTTACGGGAATAGGTATAACAAGCGGCGTAGCGAACGTGACGTTGACCGCTGGCCAAATGCCAGCGCATACTCATTCTCAAAATGGGATTAATTTTATAGCAGCCAGCGGACTTGCGTATGGGAGCGGACTCAATTACTCGACGATATCTGCTACCGGAAGTGCCGGCGGCGGCCTGCCCCACACCAACATGCCGCCGAACGTAACCGTGAATTTTATCATTAAATATTAGTGGGGCCGCAAAATGAAAGGCGGAAAGATATGAGTCCAACAAGCACGGTTTTTTCCACGGTAGTAATATGGGCGGTCGAGGGGTTATTGGCTCTTGTGCTTACCCTTGTAGGATTTTCTGCTCAAAGGGAAATTTCCCGTAATGATGAACAGGAATTACGCATTCGGGCGGTAGAGCAGGCTTGCGTGGAGGTTCGGATTATGCGGTCGGATTTAACCGAGATGAAAAGCGATATCAAAACGCTTGTAAGGAAGCCGTAATGCCACAACTTTTCCATACCGATTTTTGTATGTCCGGCCAGTGCGTGTGCCGGTGCCTCTTGGAAAAACTATTGCAGTCGCGGAACGTGGCAGACCGTAAAGACCAGTTGCAGGCCAACCGGGAGGCGAACGAGTTGATCGCCGAGGGTGACAGGTTGATGACGGAACAGGAAGCGCACGGGGTGAAACATGATTGCTCTTAAATATAACGATAATCACTCGCACCTGATCGCCGAGATACTTGCCGAGGTTAAGCCGCGCAAGATCGTAACTCAAGTTATTGCGGCGGCGTATGCTGATGGCTACGAAAAAAACAGTGATGGCATCACGCTCATGCCGGAACTTGAATTCGCTAGTTTCAGAATGAAACACCCGGCCGGGGTAGGCCATGATTGGCTTTATTTCATGGGCTGGCAAAATCCGTTTTTACCGAGCTGGGTAAAAACAGAATGGCAGGCCCGACTCTGGGCGGACAACTGGTTTTCCGACGCACTCAAAGATTTCGGCCATCCCATCCGCGCGCGTATCTGGTGGTTCGGTCTGCGGGTGGGCGGCTGGCGGGCGTGGAAGATGCACCGTGACGCGGACCATCCAAGAACGCGCCGCTACGATACGGCTACAGGACGCATGACATCAACGCAAACAGGAGGGATAGTATGACCAACGCAATCGCTGAGGCGGTCAAGGCGGGCATCGAAGCCGCCGGGGGTATGCCGTGGCAGGTCCAAGTCGGCTATCTTGCTGGCGGGGCGGCCATAGGGGTAATTGGCGGCGTGGTAGGTTGGTTCGGCAAGGTGTTTCAACTCAAACGAAAGGCGGTGGCAAAATGAGCAACCTGTTAATCAAGTCAAAATTATTTTGGAATAACAACGGGAAAATAGAGGCTTCCTGGTATCTCGGTCTGCGCGATGGCGCGAATGTGGCCGAGCAGGATGCATATATCCGCTACATGGATAAGTGGGGTGCGGATACCATTTGTCTGAACATACTCAACGACAGTTTTTCCTCGCCGTTTAGCGGGCAGTTCATGCGTTCGGTGTTGGATGATAGCAAGGTAAATTTATTCCTTGATTTTATAAAGAGACTCCAAAATTCCGGCAAGAATATCTTTTTCGTGTTTACCGATTCTCCTCCAGGAAGCAATCCAAAATATCCGTTTTGGAATGACATTGATAAATTAACAGAATTCATCAAGATCGTTTCTATTGCTCTGGCTCAATATGCAACGGGATTTATTGTCGGCATCGAAACCGATAGAGGGCCGTTGTCATGCGATCAGGTGGAAGCCGCCATCGGACTGATTGGGCAGTACGCCGTTCATATCGTCAGCGGGCAACAACGTAAAATTTATATCGGAGCGCACGAGGTGTTTGCCCAACGCAACGATAAGGGCCAGCTTTACATGCGCCGACGTGTGCCTCGAAACGCGGATTTTGTTGGTATTGAAACGATGAACCATCCGGTCAACCAGGGACAGAACATCGACATCGCCGCGCAGTGTGCAGAGGTGAAATTTATCCTGGCCAACGCAAAAAACAGCAAGGGCGAGCAAATCCCGGGGTGGGTCATCGAAAATTCGGCATACGAGGATGACCACACTCGCCTGTTAAACCGGGCGCTTGCTAAGATAGATGGGGTGTACGGGGTCAATGTGCCGGCGTAATAAAGCAAGCAATACGGCAAAACATCCGCGAACGTGATCGCTATATGTGTCAGAGTTGTGGGAAATAACAGAAAGACATAGCGTTTGATGTCCATCGTATTGATTGGAATAAATTAAATTGTAATCCTAATAATTTAATTACTTTATGCAAAAATGTCATGCGAATAAAAACAAAATAAAACGAATGTGATGGAAGCGATTAAGGTGTGGCGTGAATAGGACTTCAAAGGAGGCGTTATCGTGATAACATTTTTGGATATTGTAAACAAACCGTTGCGAGCGCTTCGCCGCACCAACGAGGAAGAAGACCGTAAACTGGTGAAAAAATTCGTTAATGAATTTTATTTCTCCATCTGTCGTGTCGTGCCGGTCAAGGTCTTGCGCCGGCGTATCACCATTGATCTGTCATCCAGCGATTACTCATCCGGTATGTGGTTGAAGTCCAACATGGCTGACATCTTGCAGGTGCTTGATGTGGACGATGAGTTCGAGTATGTGAACCGGGACCGCGAGGCCGTGGATGTCAACGAGTCGATGTATCGCTATTATGATTACGTACCCACGGACGGAGCCTTGGCCAGCGGAAACGATCTTACGGTAAAGAAAGGCGGCGTTACATTTGAGGCGGCTTCGCTGACTGCGGACCATACCGGGCAGTATGTTAAGTTTGGCGGCGAGTTGGGCTTCTATCTTTTATCGGCCGCCAAGACATTCGCTCCGGCTTACAAAGGGGATAATGTTGGGCCAGGCGCCGATTACGTAATCAGGCCGGAAGACACCCGCAAGCTGGTGTGTATTGATAAGGATAGCGCTGAGATCACGGACAGATCGGTGTACTTGGACTACTGGATTTACCCGATGCCGCTATACCGCGACACGGACATGCCGCTGTTGCAGTCTACGCGCGCCCTTGAACTCATGGTGATGCGTGAGGCGCTGATTATCATCGGTAAGCGGTCGCTGACTGCCAACGCCTACGAGCGCGAGATAGAGGCGGCGATGGATGAACTGATTAAGTTGAATCCGCGGCCGAATAAGCCGACGAACGCCAGGGATGCTGTGAATGAAGTGTTTTCGTTTGCAAAAGAAATTTACACGGATCGTGATGACCAATGAGTGAAGATTCCAAACAATTAACTGCGTGGGCGCTTCGGTTTAAGGAACCGTTGAAAGAAACCGACGCCCAGCTTTTTGAGCAACTCCAGGCCACCTATGTGTCTCTGCTTGGAGATGCCGAACTGCCTCGCTGTTGGCCGGAACTATCGCCCGATGCTATCCCGGATGCTATTGACTACCTTAATCTCGTAACTTCTACGAAGAACTCTGCGCCGCAGAAGTATGTCGACAACCCAATGGCGAATGGAGAGGTCTATGAAGGCCGCTGGCGCCAGGCGTTCATCCGCCGCGTGATGCAGGGCGAGGTCACAAAGCTCGTGCAGGTCCTGCGGCGCGGCTGGGCCGAGACGATCTCTTGGGATGAGGGCCGCGTGCGTGTTGCTCGCTTCCTGCAAGATCAACCCACGGGCGCCAACGCCTCTGGTTACGAGCGCTACATCGAAATCTCATGGCCGAATTGCTCGCTCTCCAAACTGGATGCGATGGTTTCCAGCCTGAACGAGCGGGAGTATGTGGACCCTGTCATTGAGAACGAGGTTCGTACAGGTACATGGCGCAACCTGGGCGTCACTACGTCCAAATCTGACGATGGCAGCGGTGTAATCACCATGTCTCTGGCGATTTCCCACTTCCGCCTGGACTCCTACATTAACTGGCTAACTCATCGTACCGAGAGTCTTGTCTATCTGTTTGGCTGGGGCAAGGATGAGGCTCAGGCGGTCATAGACGCTTGGAAGGGCAAAGGACGCGGCGCCACGGTGTCGTACCGTAAAGACGAGGGACTCGTGGACCTCATCTTGCGCGAGCGAGACTACGATCAACTGGATGTCACAAGCGCCACGTCTTCCTGGGATTGCCGGTACAAGACCTCCATTGACTATCACTTTAGCGTATCGGACCCTGAATCGTATCCGTTGATTATTCCGCCGGCCAATGGCGTGTCGTATGACCGCCAGCTTAGGGACAACAGCGATGGGTCTTGGGATGTTCTGGTTATTACACGGACGGTTCAATACCGGGACATTCCGTTTCAGACTTCACGAGTATCAGGCATGGGGAAAACAGAGACTCGCCAGCAACTTGGACTTACTACGCAGACCCAAGAGTCTATGGCGCTGGAATCCGGCAAGGTTAAGGAGCAGCGCGTTGAGGTTCGTGATGATTGTTCCAAGGATGTCGTAACTAACCAAGATACTCCTGAGCATGTATCCGTGCCGGAGTTCGTGTCCGAGATAAACGAGCGTGAAACCGTGTATCTCTTGGAGGAATACCACGATCCGGTAACTCCCGATATTGGAGCGCCGCCTGATTACGAAGACCGGGCCATCTTGTCGCATGGGCTCGATGAGTTCTTGACGCATAATTTCAAGAGGTCCAGGTCGGTGAAGAAGTTCCCGATTACGGATGCTGAGAATGTTTCGGGAATATCATGGACGGAATACGGAGATACGGAAAGCAGAACCGTACAGACCGTGCAGGCGAATCCAGATGTGGCCGGCGCTAAATATATTTCTCATCAATACATCAATCAAATAGTTTTTAACTTTTGCATGAGATATTTCAGGTCAGCTACCGATGCTTATGCTTGGTGTTTTGCTGCGGGTACTTCCATATTGCCGGATGATCCCAATGCCAACTTATTCAGTTCCGGCTCGAAAACTATGTATGACGATAACCGTTTGGGTGGAGTTCAAAAGACCGGCGAATACGAGTGGCAGGCGATACGATGCACGATAACCTATAGTTTGCGTTATACTTGGCGGTATGACGATCCTTCATTGGCGTGATATGAACATTAACCCAATAGATTACGAAGGTCGCAAGAAAGGGGAGCAGGAGTTTCAGCAGAATATTGCTGAGGTTGCGAGGCAATACAAAACTGCGGAACAGCCGCAGGAACAGAAGTCGCAACAGGACGAGACGCCCTTGACTCGCTCCGAAGTGCAGGGTTTGATAAATAGTCTTGTGGAATCCATCGTCAAGGGTTTTGCTCAAAAGGGTGATATAGATCGAATTGCCCGCAGTTTTGAGATCGCCAAACAAGAACTTAAGCGGAGCGTTCCTACCAAGAAGCAGGTCACTGACTGGGCGACTGAAGTTGTGCCACCATCTTTGCGCGGCTTGGATAGCGACCCGACGCGCAAACTTGGCGATACGCTCAAGTTGGTATCAGGGTATCCTGTGGGTTCGGATAAGGTGGTGTGTGTCAATGAAGAAGCAGAACTTCCGGTTGGAACAGCACTGTTGCCTCACCTCCAATGGAATTCTGTTACTGGAAAATGGGAGATAGCTTTAATATCTGGAAGCTACGATATAAATTGGGCTTTCGGTTTGGAATCAATATCTGGATTTGTGGCGACATTCAATGGTGGACAAGTTATAAAAGGAACAAGCCTCATAGGAACGTCTCCATCTACTCCAATTACAATAACAGCAACGGGGCAGATAGTTTATGTTGTCTATACAATGTCAAGCGGGGCGATAAGTTTTGGTATAGCGAATGCAGGTAACTTTCCGGTTTCAGCGTCAGGAACTTACGTGAAGGCATTGCAGAGTTTCACGAAGACTGGTTCGACGATAGTTCCGTTGTTGACATATCATCGTGGCGTGATTCAGATTGACGGAGTATACTCGTAAATGAACTTTCAGACGACATTACCTTACGCGGCGGACAGCGACCTTCATGTGATTGAAGGACTGGACGTGACGGGGACGCCGATCTACCAGCGGCCGGGAGACTGGCGCTGCAAGCCGGTGGACATGTACACGCTTTTGCAGGGAATAATCGAGCGGTGTCTGGCGACGAAATTACCGGATGGGACATACCTGGTAAGTCCGACGATATTCGATGAAACCATGAACGGCGGCGAGTTTGCGGCAATCAGTCAATGGACAGAACGCACATATCCAGATGGCGTGCTGAATGAGGTCAGTGGTTACGTCAAAAATTTAATGGACAATTATCCATCGGGATTACTGTTGAAAGCCATTGACGACAAACTTTGGGAGCTGGGGAGTTGTTCAAGTGGTGTCCATGATCCTGAATCAATCTATGGGAACCTGATGGATACGCCGCCGTATTGGTCGGCATTTTGGGACATTACTTTTGCCATGACACAGGCGGGAGTAGTATTCGACCCGGTGACATTTGAGATGTTAGTGGTGCCAGCAAGGGCAAGTAGCACCGGGGAAGACGAATACGGGCCGCCGACTGCAAGTAGCCGCATGTATCCGGAAGTGTTGATAGCCCGGTATAAGGTGATGCAACAGTTGCGGTATAAGAAAGCACCAATTAGTGATACACGTAGATTTACTGGTGGTTTTGGAGATGCTTATTCACATTTTGAAACAACTAATAATGGGTCCTATTGGCCGACTTGGTGGACACACGATTATGTTGCAGGGTTGTATAATGAAGCATGTGCCAATGCGCGCTCCGCATGGTCGGAATCTGTAAGTGGCATTCAAGACCCAAATATTTTAAGTTATTGGCTTATTTGGCATGGTTTAATGAATGCCACACAGTCATTTTCCTATACGTGGTTTGCACAAATGGTAACTGGATATAGTGGCGGATCAGGCAATAATTTCTCGGCTCCAAAACTTACAATAAACAAAGGTTATTCAGGAATTACGCATAATGTCAAACTTTGGGCATATTGGGATGGTAATGGCGATTTAACCCTATGGACTCAATCGGGCGGAGACCCTGTTGTAGCGGGTAAAAATCTTATTTTAGAAATTAACAACATAAGTGCAGACACAGTATGGCAAGCTGGATTTGAAGACGCTGAGAATACACTTCATTTTCCGCCATTCTGTCCTACATGGCCACCAGGGGCAGTTAGTTATTGGGTCAATTTTAATGGACAATTAACATTGCAGGCGTATGAACCAATCGAGGATTGGGAATTTCAATTCTGCAAGCACAGCGATTTCGGCGGCGATGTGACGTGGGTGGCATAAATAAAGGAGCACCATTATGGCAAGATACAACGATAACTTGGATATGCTTGTAAACGAACAGCGATTGGCCGCGGAACGCAACGGCGTGTTTGTTCCACCGCGCTCCGGCTTCCCGATAAACTTCCCGTCTAACGCCAGTTTTGTCAAACCCGATTACTACAGTCGGCGCAACGCCCAGATTACGCAGAATCTCGCCACAGGTCCGGCTCCTGCTCCGGCCGGGATGGACCCTACGCTGGAAAGGATGGGCGCCTTGACGCTTGACCAGATGGAGTCCCGCGCTTGGGGTGGCGGTGCTCCGGGAGCCGACAATCAGGCTATTGGCAAGGAATACAACAGCATCATGGCCGAACGCTTGGCTGACCAGACCATGAACCGTCAGCAACAGGCTCAACAGGGGCGGGCGCTCGTGAACCCCTTGCCGTCACGGCTGAGCACCAGGGATCGCCAGCAGTACATCGACCAGCATCCGCTGACCGAGGCCGTGCCTTTGACTGCTATGGGGCGCGACAACCAGGCGGTTATGGATGCTATGGCCAGAGATAATGCTATGGGCGCCGGCCCGGCTCCCACGGCCGCAGAGACCAGAAGCCACCTTGAATCCATCGGCCAACCCGTGCCAGCCGATGTCTTGGCTGCCACAGGCGGTGCGTCTGAGGCTCAGGCGCCCGCGTTTGTGGGTCAACTGCGCTCATCTGCCACGGAACTGGCCGGTATGACCACCAAGCAGGAGTATGACGAACTGATTCAGCGCCTCTCTGCCGGGAGCGCCCCCGAAACCGTGGCCGGCCTGAAGGAAGCGGGCCCCAAGTATCTGACTCAGTTTAACCCGCGCCTGGGCGCACAGGTGGCTGACCAGAAACTCGTGGAAGCCAAGAACGAGGATGTCTTGGCTGGCTGGTACAGGACTCAGGTTGAACCGGCGAAGGATGTTTCCAATACTGACCTTGCAAAGAAGGTGATGGAGACGCCGGAACTCAAGTCCAGGTTCGGCCTGGAGGTTGGTGAGATCGCTGGAGCCGGTGGCATGGCGTTGCCCTTGAACCCTGAAATACGTGATTTGCTGTCGATAAAACTGACCAAAGATCAGGAGAATTTGCCGTACACCGACCCAAAAACGGGGATCACTACCACAGCAAAGGAGGCTATTGCTAAGGCGCAACAGGATATCATAGCGTCTTCAGGGATGTCCAAGGAGGCCAGGGGCGCGGCCAAGTATCAAGCGCTCCAGTTGGCTAATGATGTTCTGCGTTCTCAAGCAGTCAGGTTAAACAAGGCCCAGGGTGTGATTGACAGCGGGTTGCTGAAAGATGTCGTGGCGCAAATAGATGATGCGTCTCCTAAAATCAGCAAGGCATCGTTCGAGGAGACAAAGGCCAGGGTAGGTTCCAGCAATTTGGCTCAGTCCTACGCGCCCGTGATTCAGGGAGTCAGCGTCAACAGGATGAATGTGCTGAATAAGTCCGGGCTTATTAAAGACGCTGCTCGGCTTAAAAATGAAGATCAAGAAACGGCGGACGTTATCAAGTATTATCCTGGCAACAGCATCAAAGAATTGACCAGCCAGGTTATTGTTGATCTTCAGGCGACAATCAAAAAGGACGAGTCAATGTCGTCGAAGGATGTGCAAACTGCTGTCGAGAACTCTATCACCAGGGTTCTATCGAACAATAGCAAGCGCATCGAGGTGTTCAGCGAGGAGGCCGGCGCACAGGTTGTCACTAACTTGGAGGCTTCCGTGAAACAGCGTCTCGGTGAACAGTGGAAAGAGACCTCAGAGCGCGTGGATAAGGAGTTTCAGGTTAATAAGACATTGCCGAAGGTGGCGACAATTATGGACGATGCGGCCGTGGCGGCTACATGGGACTCTAAAAGGGCTGAAACTGAATTCAATTCTATAGCAAAATTGCTTAGCGATCAGTCCGAGGAAAGCAAGGCGTTTGTGCAACAGTTGGACGTAGATCGAAGCGGAGTGACTGGAGACAACCCTCACGAACTTGCGGCGTATTGGCTGGTTAAAAACCACGGCCGAGAATACATCTCGATTGCGCGACAGTTGGCGGATAACAGCTTCAGGTTGGTTGGTGATCGCGAAGGGACGCGAGGATTGTATAATGAGTTTTCGGTATTAGTCGGCAAGTTTTCAGGCGGCATGGGAGTGGCGGCCATCGAGGCGGGCAAGAAGGTTGCTGAGGAATGGCGGACAATACCGGACTCCATCGCCAGCGTTCTCAAGACCAGTGCCTTGGATGTTACTCAACTTTCTGCGGAAGCCAGGAATCAGAAGTTTATATCCGAAGGAACTCCGCAGGTCAACTTGCGCAACCCAACCGCCAATCTCTTGGAGAGAAGCGGAAACAAGTATTGGTACGCCACGGAGAGTATGAAGGTCTTGGCTGACTCTTTAGATGACGTAGGCTTGGCAGCTTTTAACAATACCATTGGCCAAAGAGAAGGCTTCTATGGTTGGAACAACGACGTGAATACCCGGCGTGGCATCGTATCTGCGATGTCGGGAAGAACCCAGGACTTGACCAAAGGCAAGGACTCTTTGTATAGCGAGGAGTGGGCTGCCGAAAAGAACGTTGCCGACATAGCCAATCAGGAGGCGGCTAATACGGTCAAGCAGGGTGGCGAGGATGTCAAGACGACGAAGTTCGTTTATCCGAAGGGTCTCGAAGATGTTTATGCGGGCGACCCCAAACTCTCGGCGCTCCGTGATCTTGGTGCTTTGAGACGGGCTTCCGGTGAAGATATATCCGGCAAGTTGATTGACCTGGCAGACGTGATGGCTACGGAGAAATACCGGGCAATGGAAAGCGCGGTCATTGAAGCTGGGGTTAGGGAGATACGAAAGAACCTGGCCCTGAAGTCTTCTCCTGAAATTATCGAGAAGATTCATCTTGCCAGCGAGGGCGATCCTACCGCAGAGGCCGGGAGTCCGATGTTCGGCAAAGTTAAAACCTCTGCGGAATTGAATGCCAGGATCAGGCGGATGGTCTACCAAGACGAGTTCACCAGCGCTCAGTTGATCGAACTGAAGGACCAGTACGAGTTGCAATCGAAGATTGCGAGCAAGTCCAAGGGAGATCGCGCCAGGCAGAAGTTAAACTTCAGAGGGCCTATAGACTCCAAGACTCTCGATGGGTATGAAAGATCGGCCAACGAGATTGTTGCCGCCATAGACGACAAACTTACCGAAGGGCAAGTCAAGGCGGTGGATATAGTCGACGAAGTTACGGCTCAAAAAGCTACCAACATCATATTGAAGACGATGATTCCCGTGGACCTTTACGGCATCCGCAAGAAACTTCAGGAATCTGGTATCATTAAAAACGTTATGATGGGTTCCGATATTGTTGAGACCAACATAGCGTTGAAGACGGGGAGGGTGGGAAAACTGTTGGGCACAAAGATAGTTGACGCCGCAAATCAAGTTGGCCTTAACATCTCGAATGAAATTGATCGCATAACAGGAGCACAATACAGGAGCAAGGCTCTTGTTCCTTCGCAACTCAAAGAAAAAAACGGACAATGGATTCCGTATCAGTTGACGGGGAGTTCTCCTTCCGTCCTTAAGGGTCAAGGCATGTGGTCTGACGGTTTGTTCACTAAGGCGGACGATGTGATTGCCGAGGAGATGGGTCCAGCGGCCGTAGAGTACGCTAAGATTCATGGTTCTCTGCCTCGTAGTGCTCGGCAGATGTACGAAGCGCTGGGCGTAGGGGTCGAAGAAAGCGATAACAGCGCCGAACATAATCATCGCGAAGTAGTGTTTCATCAAATGATTGAGTATTTCCATAAAAACAAAGGACAATAACATGCCTCCTTCAACCAATGCGCCGTTAAGCGGAATACAAGCATGGACCAATGATCTTAATTTATTCATAAATCAATCGGGCTCGATGGAGCAAATAAGACGCAGGGAATATATTGTTTATATGAGAGGAGCTTATCCAGAAATGACTCCTGCGGATATTTCAAAAAGTTACGCGGACAAGGAGGGTTGGAATGATAAGGATGGATTAAATACCCCTGCTCCTGTCGTTGCTCCTTCGCCTGCTCCTATGGCTCCTGTGGCTCCTGTAGCTCCTGTGGCTCAACCTTCATCTGACATGGGACAAACACCATTGTCAAGTATGTATAAGCAACAACCGAAAAAGAAAGGAGGATTATTTTCTCAAGAAGAAATTCCCTCTGGAGGAATTCCGCGATAATCATAAAATCACTCATCCTTGCGTGCGCGTTGATCTTGTTCGTCAAGTCTGATTTGTTTTGGGAACTGAAACGCTTGCAGGGCAAGACAGGGAGAATAATTTACATCGACATGAGACTCGTGTAGACGGAGAACAATAATGCCTTCACCTTCAATTCTTGATTCAATCGCCACTATGGAAGCGGCGTTCAACAACGACCCTGCTCCGGCAAGCGCTTCTCCTATCCAAGCGGAAGCAATGCGAAAACAGCAAGCGAGTGTTGACCCTATCTCCACGATGGAGGCTGCGTTCCGCAACGATCCTACTCCTGAAGGCGAGCGCGTCGTTGAACCCACGCCGAAGTTCGATACCGACGGCACTATGAACCCTCTGTACGCCAGCGTGATGTCCGGTCCGGTGGGGGAACGGCTTAATTACGTCCAAGCCAGGGATGAGGGTCCGCTTAAGGAGGGCGCTAAGGGTCTGCTGCGAGGTGGGGTTCAGTTCGTCGAAGGCGTGGCCAATACGGTGGGCGCCAAGGACCTTGACAACTGGGCTGATTACTTCTTGGAGCATAACCCGCAGTTGTCTGACTCGGATCGTAAGTCTGATTGGAGTTATGCCGCCAATGTGATCGGGTCTCTCGTGGGACGGAACGCCCCCATGTTGGCTGCAATGCTGATCCCCGGCGCTCTTGCCGGCCGGCTGGGTGCCGGAGCGATTGCTGGCGTGGAGCGGGCCGCTGTTGCTGGCTTGGGTGCTCCAAAGACGATACTGAATGTTGCCGAGAAGGCGACCTACGAATTGATGAAGCGCAGGGTGGTGGATGCCGCGGTCAAAGGGGCCGTCGAGAAGGCTGTCGCCACCAAGACGAGGGCCACCCTGGCTACGGCCGCAAGCATGAACGGCCTAATGACGCTGGGGAGCAATACGGACGAGCTACGCGCGGCCATGCCCGGCACCCCGGAGTCCACGCTGTTGGCCATCAGCCTGCCGCTGACTGTCTTGCAGTCCATGATCGAGGTTATGCCTTGGGGCGTGGAGACCAAGACCGCCAAGGCTGTGGCGAAACTATCCATGGGCAAGGTGCTGACTACCGGCGTCATGCAGGAAGCCGTTGAAACCACCATTAAGCCCCGGCTTTGGGGTAACATAGGCAGGTTTGGGCAGACTTGGCCGGGTCGTGTGGTTGGGGTTGGGGCTGGCGAGGCTTTCGAGGAAGTCTTACAGCAGAGTGCTACGGACATTGCGGTCAACACGTTCCGGCCGGGAAGCAGCAACGAGGAGGCTTACGGCGGACTGATCGACAACTGGGGCAGAATCCTTGGGGAATCATTCCTTGGTGGTCTTGCTCTCGGCATCATCCCCTCCACGCTGAACTCTATGGCAGCCTCCAGGCGCGCGGCAGTCATCCGGGACTCCACCAGGGAGGACTTAAACAAGCAGGCCAAGGTTGAACAACATCAGGCTTTCGTGGATGCTCAAGGCCCGTCCGTGTCCGCCGCCTTCTTCAGCCGCATGACGCAGGAGTTCGGACAACCGGCCGCCGACATCCTCCGCAACTTGGCCTACAACATGGCCTACATTCAGGTGCAGGAGCAACAGAAGCTGCCGGCTGGGCAACGCCAAGCTATCAGACCTCAAGACCTGTTTACCGATCTCACCACGCTGATGGTGAGCGACCCTGAGCGCGCCACGACCCTCCGGGATGCCTTCTTGAACAAGGGTGTTCAGGCTGGGGTGGAACTCATCAATGAATGGTTCCCGGAGATCAAGGGACAGATGGTTCATTGGGCTGACGTGAGCACCATAGCCGAACTGGATCGCAATCACGCCGGTATCAAGGCGGAGATCAACGATAAGGCCGGCACAGATGTATTTGCCAGTCCTGAAACCACTCAGGATGGCTTCAAACAGGCTGTAAAGGCTGTTCTGGGGGGCAAGACTCCTGGGGACTACCTTTACGACGTGGCGAAGCACGCCAAGGACGCCTTGGGCAGCCAGAGTAGGGTCATCGAGCCTGAGTTCATGGCTGAAGTGCTGAACCGCATGGGTCCTGAGAACGCCCGGATAGCCTACGCCTTGGGCTGGATCAGGGGCATTCCGGCCGGCGAGGGCAAGGTAGCCATCCGGCTGGAGATGGATAGCAAGGGCAGGGTTGGCGGGGTGGTCTATGATGACACGCAGGCCGAGGGGTTGGCCGAACAGACGATGCGTAAGGAGATTGCGGAGCCCAAGGCGGCGATCCAGCCGAAAGCCAAGGGTCCCGGTGAGCAGCCGGTGGTTCCCGGTGTAGATTTGCTGGCCAATAGGGAGCCATTGGCCCTCAAGATGGTTGAGTCCCTGCGTCTGGGTGCCATCAGGGGTCGCCTGGAGGACTTTGACAGGGCCACCAAGACCCCTGCGGTGACTCCTGTGGCCAAGCCGGCTGAGGTGCTGGCTCAACCAAAGGTGTCTCCTCAAGATGGGTTGCAGAGATACCGGGCGATAGAGGGCGCCGTAAAGACGAGTGGGGGAAGTTCGGGTGTGCCGGCGATCTTGGATGCACGTAATTTATTCACAGGCGAGGAACTCGGCAGGCTTCTGAAGATCATAGAGAACCTTGACCCGGACAGGAAAGGGGTCACGGTTGACTCTGTAGCCAAGGAGGCTGGTTTAAGCGGTATCATTCGCAAGGATGCTGGCTCGCCCGCGGGCTGGGTAGACGTTGGCGTTGCTGAGGCAGCGGAATCAAAGAAGGGCGCCACCGGAGAAGTCTTGGCTGCTCCCAAGAAGAAGGTCGCCAAGGCCACCATGACTGGAGAGCCGGCGCTCTACACCGCAGCCTATCGTTTGGGCGTCTTCTTCCCGAACGCTACGGCCGACACCTTCGTCCACGAGGTTATGCACCATCTGATTCAGAATCAGTTGCTACCCCTCGATATTCATCAAGCTTTTGTGAACAACTTTGGTGTGGCTGCCAATCCCGGAGATGAACCCATCCTGAATACCGACGGCCAAGAGAACGCCGCCAATGCCTTGCTGGCTTACCTGAGAGACAATCAACTGCCAGGCAACCCTGAGATGGCCAAAGCGTTTGGCGCCATCAAGGCGATCTTGCAGGCTACGCCGAGCATCAAGCAGATGGCCTTGGCTGCCACACCCACGGGCGTTGAGTCCACGGACTTCAAGCTGGAACTGAAACCCGATCTTGTCAAGGTACTTGACAACCTGATGTCCGAAGTCACGCCGGACAGGATAGCGCAAATCTACGGAGAGGGTCTGGAGCACAGCCTTGGCATGAATCCCGGTATGAAGATTGTCAACGAGCAGGCGATGCTGGCTACCGCGCGCCGCACAGCCAAGGCGTCCAACGTCAATGTTGAGACTTATCTTGCCGGGGTGTTGAATGAGATGGGCGAGGCTTTGGGCAACAAGACTTCCGTGTCCGATCTGACGCTTCCGCAGAAGTTTGCCGTACAGCAGCGCATCAACGCAGACTTCCAGAAGATGTATGCCTTGGACCCGAAAGCCAAAGCGGAGGAGAGGCCCTTGTTCCAGGCGGAGAGGGATGAGCGCGGCAACTATGATATGTTCTTTGCGGAGGAACGTCATAAGGACATGCGTGGCGCCGGTGATGTGCAGAAGGCGAAACTGCTGTGGCACGCCCTGCTTATCTCTGATGACAGAGCGGCTACGCTTCAAGACCAGCGCAACAAATATGTCGGGCAAGATTTGTCCCGGTTTATGATGGACCTCCTGAATAACTTGGAACACGTCAGCGACATCGACTCCATGATTGCGCTGTTCGGTAAGTCGGGAGCCATCGTGCAACCTACCGCGGAGTTCCTGGCTGCCCCGGCTACCAAGAACTTCGAGAACATGTCGGAAACCGATGTGAATAAGTATGCCCACAGCGCGGCCGTGTTCCCGGATACCAAGGCATCGGAGCGTCATCAATTACTGCACGACAAGGCGGCCGAACTCTACAACAAGGGCTGGTCTCAGCTTGCCATTGGTCAAAAGATCGACGTGCTGCGCCAGATGGCGCCGGGCAAGAGCAGGGTGCAGGTGGACTCCGGGCTTTCCAAGATCATCTCGGACGCCACGCCTCCCGGCATCGTCAGCGATCTGACGGTACTCAACTCCGACAACATCTTCACGAAGACCTCAAAGTTCTTGGCTGACAAGAGCCGGCACGCCTTGAACTACATCCAGAACATCAGGTCTTGGTGCAACGTGATAAGCGGCAACAACCCTGACTCTCCCTTGGTTCGCGCTATTGCCGACCCGGTGACGAGGGGGAACGATGCGGCCTGGACCTGGTGGACGGAGATTGCCGAGCGTATGCGTACCGAGATGGACGCTCTTGGCAAGAACTTCGATACCGCCTACCGTCAAGAGAAGATCGCGAACCAGTCCTTTGCCAGATCGCAGATCGCTTATTACTACGCTCAGGCCAACGGCGGTTTGGACATGGGTGCAGATAGCCGGGTAGCCGACATTGCGGTTGCCAATGGGTTGGGGCGCACCACCGCAGAGGCTCTCAAGGTGGTTCGTGAGATCGTGGAGTTCGCCAAGAAAGACTCCGACATGATGGCCTTCATGGACATTACCCAGAAGATCATGCGCGAGATATTCGAGCAAAAGGCTGCCCCGGTCTTCAAAGAAGTCACCGGCAAGGATGCCGCGCCTATCAAGGGGCTGTACGCCACGATCTCCGACGAGAAGGGTAACGTCACGCCCAATGACCAAGCCGCAGCCTTCGAGCATCTGGGTGGCCCCCCCCCGCGCGCGGGATTGCCGTCTCAGTCACTCAAGGAGTTCCTGCATCGCGGACAGGCACAGGGAAACAGGGTCAATGATGATTACTACGGCCTGACTGTGAGGCACATCAACGCCATGCTGAACTACGCAGCCAAGGCCAAGGATATTAAGTCGATCTTGGACGCCTTGAACTCCCCTGCTTTGATGGAAGATCACCGGCAGAAGTTCGGCAACTTGGAGTACCTCGATACCCTCAAGAAGCTGTTGATGCGTGAGATGAATCCCAGAGGCAAGCTGAACTCGATCTCGATGCCTGGAGACACGGTGTTCCGGTTCTTGAACGGCAATGCCGCCAAGGTGTTCTTGTCCTGGAACCCCGGCCCACTGTTTAATCAGTTCGTGTCAATCCCCATGTTCGCCGCCACGGTGCCGGCTAAGTTTACCGGAGGGTATATCAAGAACCTCTTGGAGTACGCAGGGCAGTTGGTGACGCACGGGAACAGGGTAACTGAAACCGATGCTTACAAACTGGTGAAGAAGTACAGCCCGGACATGCTGGAACTCAGGCCCAGCCCGGATGTGCGGCGTATCAATGAAATTATGGAGGCCAAAGGGGTGTCGGGATTTGGGGTAGGCGCCACATGGTTCAATAGACTATTGGACATCGGTATGGCGCCGCTGCAATACTTCGACATGCTGCCTCGGTTGACTGCATGGAAGACCGCGTTTGAGGGCAAGCTGGAGATGCTGGAAGGCACGGGGATGGACCAAGGGGCGCGGGAGCAGGCGGCCAAGAGCTTTGCGGATGATGCTGTGAACAAGAGTTTCAACCCAGCCTCCAAGACGGAGCGGGGTTTGTTGCAGTCGGAGTCCTCGGAGATGCTGAAGTCCACGATGTTATTCACGTCCCAGCCCTTTGCCAACTGTCGCTGGTTTGTATCGGACATGGTGCTGCCGCTGCTTCAGTCTTGGAAGGATGGCGGACCGGCCGGGGTGATGAAGAACCTGAAGTCCAATCCCCAGTTGTTCTACAAGATCGGCATGGGCGTGATGCTCCCCGGTCTCGCTATGGGCGCTCTGGGGCGCCGCAGACCGCAGAAGGACGTCAAGGAAGTGCTCACGGATGCCATCTGCTTCGGCATCCTGAACACCATCCCTGTCCTTGGGCACATCTTATGGTACAACGCAGCTCTTGGGTTTGGGGGGAGCGGAGCGGACTTTGGCGGGGTGCATGGCAGGTTGATCTCTGAAGTGGTGAAAGCTGTCTCTGATATAACCGGAGGCAAGGCCGACTTCGATACAGTGAGATCGGCCGAACGCACCATTGAAATGCTGATGCGGGTTCCAGACTATCCGGTTCGCATTTTCCACAGCATTTCCGAGCAAGTGTACTTAAAGGGGACCGATAATGTTGAGCGCGAGAAACTCTTTGAGATTCTGTTCGGTAAGAAACAGCTTTAATTTATCAACATCTTAACCAAGATGTAGAGCACCAAGATTGCTATGTAGGTTAAGAACCCGTAAGTTAGCCAACGCAAGATCATGGTTTCACCCCCAGTTGATCTGCCGTGTGTTGCAACCCCGCCAGGATGTCCTTGATCTGCCATGTACTGATCGGCCGGCTAACCAAGGGCGGCTGGTTCAAGTACCAGTTCCAGAGATGTGGGTAGTCGGTCTTGATCTTCAGGTATAACGCTGTATGACTCGATTCAGCCTCCCCGTGGCATGTTCGACACATGTAGACCAAGTTCTCAAAGGTCCAGCGAAAGGCCAAGATTGACCGGGGGTAGTTCCAATGGTGCGGGTCCGTGCCCGGCTGGCCGCATAGAAGGCAGCGATGCAGGAACGAGTGGGCGCACAATAGGTGGCATAGGCGGTCACATTCCCGAATTAACTCTGCTCTATTTTTATTCACAGTACGACCTCCTTGGAATACTGTGCCACCCGCTTTCCCGAACTGGTTGTGACAATTTCGGTCTTGATCTGGTGTCCCATGCGTTTCAATTTCTGTCCTACATATCTGCCGTGTTTATAGCCAGGATGTTTTTTGCCAGCATATTGGCCTTTTTTTATTGATCCAGAATTAGGCTTGCAAATACCTTTTGTTCCTTTATTCCATACTTGTTTCCCAAATTTTTCATGGGACCATCGCTCGTTTTCTGAATAAGTACACCAACCTAAATTCGATAATTTATTATTGCGCGTATTGCCATCTATATGATTAACGCACGGTTTATTTCCAGTATTTTTCAAAAAGCATATTGCTACCAATCTGTGAATAAGAAATGAACCATCTTGTCCTAAAGATATTAAATAATACTTTTCTTTCCGATGCGTTGATGTTTTTAGTATTCTTCCTTTCAGCTTTCTTTTGCCTCCTTGCCAATGATTAACATAACGAGTTAAACTTTTAATTCTTCCGAAGTCAGACACTTGATAATGCGGGAACCCTGGAATAGTTTTCCACATTTCCGCTTTCATGTAATCTCCTTTCGCGTGAACGTTTCTCCGTCAGGTAGCGTTAAGGTCAATCGTTTTCTCAATGGGCCGGCATAAGTATATCCCCCGCAGGCCCAGCCAATGACTTCTTCCAGCGGGGTGGTGCCTTCAAATATCTTCGTCTCCTGCCACATCTCCCCGACGGATTCGTTGCCATCAGCCATGTCCTTGATCGCTATAATCTTCATTGTTCTCCTTTCTTGCATTCTTCGCACACGTTTTGCCCGGCTTCCGTGGGTTCTCCGCAGTATTCACAGACTTCACCCGTGCCATCGCAGACCGAACAGTTGCCATTACCCTTCTTGATACCGTCTCCAGAGCCTCCGCATGAATCACATTTCATTGGTCCTCCTTCCATATTTCCACTATTGTTTCCTCGTCCTGTTCCTTGGGAATCTTTACTTGTTCTTTTTCGATTTTCCTGACGATGGAGAGCCGATCATCTTGGAGTACGCCTGCACTAACAAGCGCATCGACCAGGTATTTCTCAGACCCTCCACCGTAGTCTGTGAGCCGGTGTCTCCTTTCAACAATGACGATACGAGTCGGTCCACAGTATCCCGCAACTTTTTTCGGTCCCAGTGGTGCATGGCCAGTAGGCGATTCCATGTGGGCAATCTGGCCGGGAATACCAGGCGAAGCAACAGCTCCGGCCTTGAGTCTCTGGAGTTGCTGCCTGACTGTGGCGCTGAGTGGCTTGAGCAAGATTTCATCTATGGTTATATTCCTCATTTGTTTATCTTTTGTTTCACCCTCTCCCTCACGACGGCGCGGTAGTCATCTAAAACCCGTCGTCCCGTAAAAATGTCAGCATGACGCAGAATGATTGCGTTTGCCAACTCCTCATCCTCCAGCACCCCCATCACGTCCTGCGCCGTGGGTTTGTGGGTTGTAATAGCGTGGTGATTTTTAGGTATCCAAAAAGACGAATGTATGCAAGGTTCGCTATCAGGTCTTTCACAGACGATGAAATTTATCCCCTTGGTAGCAAAATTAAATCCGCAATTTCTACAAGTTCTATCGCTATCCTGCCCGTCAACGGGCGCGGGTTGTTTGGGCGCGAAATGATCCCCCGCAACACAGGTGCCGCATGGTTCCGCGGTGTCCGATGATGTTTCATTCCTACACCCAACGCAGGATATACGTTTTGTCTTTTCGGTGTTTGTATCGCTCATTTTGACTCCCTTCTGTTCGTCACCGATGCTGGCAAAATGAAAGAGTACCGCGAGCATCCGTTTGTTTCGCTCTCAACCATTCTGCCGTGTTGAACCAATAAAATTGCCACCATATTTTGAACGGGATCGTGTGTGCAATATTGATTCCCTTCTACGTCACAATCAAAGGCTTCGATAACGATTTCTTCCAAAGCCGACAGAAGCGCATCGCGTTCACTTTTGAGTTTATGTATGTCCTCTTTCTGTGATGCTTCTTCGTATGCTTTCTCTGCCTGTTTAGACGTTAAATCCAAACTTTGCATTTTACTCCCTTCTGTTCATCGCGTCGGCAACTTGCCAATTTCTTTCAACCGGGCGATCCATTCTTCCGGCGTGACAAACGTATGGCGGCGACCTCCATCGTATTGATTTAGCAATTCCGCATAGTGAGAGAGGAGCCACGCCATTTCTTTCAGAGCGGCAAACAATTCGTCCGCCGAACAAACCGGTGCAGCGCTACGGCTGGCCCGGCGTTGTGTTTTGGTTCTACTCATGTTTCCTTTCGGGCCAGCCGAGGCTGACGCGGGGTGTTGGAACCATAGAGGTCGGAGAGACGTTGAGCGAACGACCTCGCCTTCTGTGGATGATCGGGGTAACACACTGGACACGCGCCAAAGGCGTAGGGCGTTCCCCACGACTTGCGTGTTCCCTTTCCCTTGCAATTCCGGCAAGTGGGGTTTGGTTTGTCGGGCAGTTCGACAAACCGATCTGCGTCATTTTGGGCGAGAGTTTTGCGCACCGTCGCGAGTTGTTCTTCCGTGGCCTCAAAGACTTGTCCTGTTTTTGTGTCCATGCTCGGTTTTCCTTTTTGTTGTGTTTTTCGTTCATCTTCCCACCATTCGCAATCTTCGGTGCAAAAATATCCGCCGCGTTTGTCGCAATATTGACACTCAATATTCATGTTGGTATCCTTACAAAAAGAGTTCCAACCATCGGCTCCAGCATATCGCTATCGCTCATGCTGAACCGGGGCGTTAGGAGAATTTGGAAATATGTAACCGCATTGCGAGCACGTGTTATTCATTTCGTCCCCCTTTTGTTCGTCTGTGACGCAACGCTACTCTGCTGATTTTCTGTCTGTCGTATGTATCGCAACGCCGTGTCGTGTCTATCCTCGCCGGGGATCTTTTTGGCTACTGCCATCAGTAGTTCAAAGTAGGGTTCGTCAAAACTCGCCCTTCGGTGCAGGTCGCGGATGAAGGCGCATACGTCTTGAGTTCCGCTGAAATTCGTTTTCGTAACGTCCATACCCAAAGACTGGCACAAGTCAAATACTTCTTCCCATGCTTTGGCTTGCAGTTTTAGTTGGCACATGGTTTTGATTGTCGCACCCTCCCTCTTCTTTGTCTGGGGCGCGTCAGTCCAGTTCTTGCGTATCGTCCCTATAAACATCGGATCATCGCAACAGGTACGACACTTTGGAGCCAACACAAAAACGTTGAAATAGCATCCCGCGCAGTCCGTATGAACCTTCCCGACCTGTGCGACGGGAGGCTTGGCTCTCTCGCAAATTTTGCAATGTGTCCGAGAAAAAGAGTTCCAAATTCCACAGACGCATTGCCAGCTTTCCCTCTCCATCCTCGCCTTCGCGGTGTCGTCGTGTGGCTTTTTCCAAAAATGCAGGCAACCTCCATTGTTCCAAAGATTTAATTGGCATAGATTTCTTTTCAAATAATGGCATTCAAAACAATAGATTGTTTTGATTTCCCTCTCCCCCGTTGCCTTCGCGGTGTCGGCTTTGACCAGATGCCAGCGGTAGGTGCCGATGGTTTGCCAATGGGTTAGTCCTTTTGTTACAGTATATTGCCCATTAGTTTCGCCATCGTAATCCCAAACATTATCACCATCCCTGCACTCCCTTGGCTTGTCCACGTCCAACTTCATCCCGATGGCCTTGAGTTGGGCTGGCGTGGGGGCAGGGATGGGGCGCATGATCCACCATGGTTTATTGTCGGTCCCAAAAGCTCGCAGCAATTCGTTGTTGTAAAAATATAATTCGTCGCATTTTGGGATATGATATTCAACCGCCTCATACCACACCCCGTCCTGTTCCACCGGCTCAGGCCTGTCCAGTTCCACGTCCACTCCGCCGATCTTGCCCTGTAGTTTTGTGGTCATTATGACTCCCTTCTGTTTCTATTTATCACATCCGCTATTATCCGCCCAAGCGCAAGAGGCCACAGAGCGACCAACATGAGGGCGTGAAAGCTTTTGTAATCCTTGTCGCTTTGATAAATTCCAGTAGTAATTAAAAATCCGATAATCCATATCGTTATCATAGGTTTCCTTTCATCCCCGCCAGCATCCCGGCGAGCGCGAGCGTGAGCGTGAGCGTGAGGGGGTTCATTTGCCACCGGCTTTCAGTTTGGCTAAGTATATTTTCCACGCATTCAGGTATTCACGTTTTGTTATTTCAATGTATCCCTGTAGCATACCCATAATGCATTTTTCTCGATGAGCCTCAAAGCGCCCCGTGGATGTTAATTGAAATTCAAACCCCTTCAACCAAAACCCTGCGTTGGTAACTTTTAGATATAACCACCAATCAAGGCTACCGCTCCCGTAAGAATTTCTGTATTTGAAAAACTTTCCAAGAAACTTCTGATTTTCTTCCTTGCGTCGTTTTGATTCTATGACATTAATCTGATGCTGTATCTTTTCAGATTCAGCGCGTAGTTCTTGTTCTGATTTCATTTCCCCGCCCTCCTTGTTTTGCGACACGCGGCCTTGAATTTTTTCCATTCGTTATCGGCTTTCTGCTCGTTCTCCATCCGCACAAACTTGCGGGCGGCACGGGCGAATTGTTTCCACGCTTTTCTGCACGAATCGAACTGAGTGCACGGTCCGTAAGCACAAAGGTTAAGGTCACAGAAACACTTCCGCGCCATCTGCTCCACCGTCAAAGGTTTGCTCATTTGTCCTCCTACCAGTATTTAGAAACAAAGTGACACACAACCCATATCAACCCGCCAACAAGACATAGGTTGAAAATAATTCCAAACACCCAAATCACAATCACGATACCTGTTAATTTTTCAAATTCCACGGGTTACTCCTTTATTTTGTCGGCCTCTTGTAAATAATCACAAGCAAAGTTCGCGCGATTTTGAGCAAGTGCATTGTGGGCCTTTCGGATAATTTCTCGATACGCCAGCGCACGGGTTTTCCAGTTATCTCGGTCGAGGACCAGCTCAAAGATGTATTTTTCCAATGGGACTTTAACTTTTTCCTTGCCCTCTTTCATCGCGTCCCTCCGTGTGGTGTTATGCGTTTGTTTTTTCTAAAATAATCAGCCGGTTATGTTTCGTCCGTCCGCATTTTTTCCACCCAGCATGTTTGAAACACGCTCCGTCACCGTGAACCTTGCGCGAATTGACGTAGGTGTAAAATCGTTCGCCCGGCCATCTTGCCTGCGCCATCCGCTCGGCCTCGTTAATCAGTTTGCTCGATAAAATTTTTCCTTCGTTGCGGAACACGGAACAATTCACGCCCTGTTGCCCGTCACCGCTGATAAACTTTCTCCAAATAAATAATGCGGAATAGTCACTCGTAACTAATACCATCTTTTGACCAGGACCCACAAAAAGAGACGGTTTGCGTCCGTCCTTGTAGGGGCGATACGAATAATGCCGATGAAATATGGCGCGAGCTTCGGCGTCACCATCCTTTACGGTTTTCCAAACGCAGTTATCGAGGTTAAGAAGCATTATTTATTCCTCTACGAGCCAACCGAACCGGGGCGCGGGTTAGTTCTTTGCCGCTTCGATTTCTTCTTTCGTCCACTGCGCCACAACCTTTGCGTCTTTTCCCGCGTGTAGCCGCCACGTCGTGCCGTCGAAAGACGGAACATATCCCGCATACCACAGCGTTAGCAACGGACTCCACGGATCGGGGCCAAGTTTCTCGGTATATTTCCAGACCGTGATATTTGGAAATAATCCACCAAAATAAGCCCACACGGAATCCCTCACGGAATCCCTCACGGAATCCCTCACGGAAGCCCCCACGGAATCCCCCGCGGAAGCCCACACGGAAGCCCCCACGGAAGCCCACACGGAATCCCACACGGAATCCCCCACGGAAGCCCACACGGAAGCCCCCACGGAAGCCCACACGGAATCCCTCACGGAAGCCCATTCAGCAACCAGTAATTTTAACTTTTCATTTTCCATCGCTCGGAGTTCAAGAAGCAAGGGGTTCACCGGATTAAATGCCTCCTTCACTTTCCATCCCGTGAGTTTCTGTTTCTTCCACGCCTTTAGTTCGTCGCGGCACTCACGTTCGGCGGTCTTGGCCTCATACCATTTCGGCACGTCGGTCTGGTCGAGTTTGTACGCCCATTGTTTCATCGGCAGGGATAGGTTGTTTTTCGGCGGGGTAATTTCGACTCGCACGATGTTTGGTCCACCAATACCGTCGGCGTTCAGTTTGTACTCGCGGATTATGTCCTCATGCGAGTCTGATGTTTTAGACCAGTAGATGCGGTCCTTGGTCATTACAAATGATGCTACTTTACACATGATATTTATCCTTTCTTGTTGTTGCTTGCGTCCCTCACCAGGGCAGGGTTATCCTTCCTTCTTTAACGACTCACCAAGCAGCGGAACCAGCGGAAGGTATGTCTTCACGTTGGCTCTGCGCTCGGCCTCGTTCAATGAATACCCAAGTTTTACTAAGGCTTTGGTAGCTAAAGATTTGTCAAAACTTAGATTACCACGGCATTGATTAACGAGTTCGTCAAGATGCGTCCAGCGGTTTTCCGTGCTCCTGCTGCCGAAGTAATCCCACCAGACAATACAAGCCACCTTGATACGCACGGCCTCATTGCTGATGGCATAGATCATCCGGCGCCATTCCTCTGGAGCCCGCAATATCAACAACCTTTCTTCAAGAGCCTTGATCTGGCTGTTAAGTTTTAACAGGCGCTTCTTGGTCGTGCTGCCGGCGATCTCTTTCAGTAATGCGATTCGTTCGTTGATCTTATCTTCATTAAGCGGCGTGGGCAGTCGGTGTTTTCTCATGTTGTCCTTAATTCTCGGAGTCACCCGGAACAATGATAAGCTTCGGCTGCTGTGTGGCCACCACGTTTGGCAGCGCCTTCCAGACGGATTCCTCGCCCTGCACTGTGCTGTCATAACGCTGGATGACGGCCATAGTCTTCGAGCGGCCGGAGACTACACAAAGCATGGCAAGGTTCACAGTTGGCGAATAAGCCGGCGAGGGCAGGACATCAACAATGTTGAGTTTAATTTCAGGCATAATTATCCTTTCTATTACCTGATCCTTTGAATGCGAAACCCAGTCCTTCCATTCCTGTCGCCCCTCGACAACACGAACCCCTGATCCTTGCTCACTCGATTGCGGCGCCAGACCGCAACGTAGAGGGCCACATAGTTATTCTTGTCCGGAACCCAGAATGTCTGCCCCACCTTGAGGGCATTGAACGGGTACTTAAAGGGCCTGCCCTTCTTGGGTTTGGTTGCGATGACATCCTGCACGCCTTCGATCTTAATTCGTCCTGATTTTTTCATGCCTTAACAATCTCCTTTTGACTACTACCATACCTTTTCATTGGTCCTGTTATTACCACTCACAGCAATTCACCACGATCCACAGGGTTCACCAGCGATACACCTGGCGAGTGGATGTAGCCGCTTAATCCAGGGTTGCTGGCGTCTGTTTCCTATTCACGAGCCACTTTGTCACGTCCTCTGCCAGATAGACGTAAAGACCTACCTGCAATCTTATTCCAGGCAGACCTTGTTCCCGCGTGAGTCTTCGGAGCAGCGCCTTCTTGCAGCCGAACAGTTCCATTAAACCCTGTTCCGACCAGACTTCTTTGGCTAAGTCCATACTCATGTGCTTTGTACCTTTCTTTGTAAATATCTTCTGCTTCCTGCGCCTCGTTCTGTTTCTTTTCGTTCGACATCATTGGGATGCCGGCGAGAATTGCGGTCTCAAAATACGAACACTTCAACTCATCCATCAACACGCAGCGCTTCGGTTTCTTTTTCCATAACGGGATGGTCTCGCCTTTCTCCGAGATGTCCATTCCCATGCAGGAGCAATTCGGCTCAAGGTTTGGGCAGGACAACCGGGCTAATGCCAGGGGTGTCATGTGTTACCTTCCTTTCAAGAATTGCCAGCAGACCGTCTTCCGGGAAGTCGTCCCCCACGTCCTCGATGTAAGCCTTTACATCGGCGATAATCTTATTGGCAGCATTGAGTTCGCGTTCGAGGGTTTGAGCGAAGGTTGCCGGAACCTCCATCCAGTCGTATCGTTTCTTGACAAAACAACACGTATATTGTCCGTATTGTTCTTTCAAGCAAGAATCAACCCTTGGCGTGTCGCTCATTCCTTCCTCCCCGTCAATGGAAAGCGCAACCCCATATTCGCGCTGTAAGTTCCGTTAGAATTGACGATTGTGTTTATCGTTAATATAAAGTCAGGCGGCAGGCACTTCGTGAATAAGAACCGGAGTTGCTCTATGGTTGATTCCATTTCCTTGAACGTATTTGCGGGGTGGAGTTGTAGCGAATAACCGTCGCCTTCAATGCGCAACCGCTCCTCAATAACCCGCAACCGTTCTTCAATCGTTGGGCATCTATTGTTCATACGTTCGGACCGTCCTTTCTTAGTTGTTGTTCCGTAATTCTTTTTGACATGAACTCTTGAAACTGAGTCCACGCCTGCAAGATGGCCTCTGCTGTAATCTTGTGATATTTTCTGTTCATACGTTTCCACCACGGCAGAGCTTTGTATAAAGCGATTATCCTCTGACAACACGCTTCAGTTTTGGCTTGTCCCTCGGTAATCACGGGGTCCGTAGAAGCTAAGTATATTTTATAGTCCATTGTTCCCATCCTTCCGTGTATGATCCGGGTCCGCGGCCGCGCCCTTAACCACATCGGCAATCACCGGCTCGGTCCGTGTGGATTTAGAACCATAATCAAACCACGGACAGAAACCGCACTTGGCATAAGTACAATATTCCTCACACCGCCGCGGCTTGGCTTCACGAATGTAATCAGCACCGAGCTCCTTCATCCAGTGTTCCGCCTCCTCGCGCGTCTTAATCTTGGCCTTCAGCGCGGTCTTCTTGCTGTTCAGACAGACAGCAAAGTCCGACATCCAGCGCTCCTCGTCGCTACAGCACGGAGGAACGCCCCCAGTCTTTGCGGCCGCTTGGTGCAAGGCTACCCGCTTTTCAACGTAGGCTTGCGCGTCCTTGTCGCCCCATACCTTAACCTTGAGAACCTCAACCTTTTTCGGGAACTTGTCGGCATTGCTTGGGGTCCAGTCCCGGAACAGCGCCACGATCTCCAGGCGCTTGATGCCGGCGCCGATCTTGGCCATAGCCTCGTCGTTGCCGTGGCGCATCAGCCACAGACCCACGTTTAACTGGGATTCCCATTCGGGTTTGACTCCGTTCAAAGTCGACCACACGCTTGTGAATTTGTAGTCGCTGAGCACGTCGCCCTCCAAGAGGTAGTCGAGGATGGCCGATACCTTCCATCCAAGCACGTCGGCAATCACTTGGCGTTCAACGTGAGTATCCTTCTCGGCTTTGCCATGCTTCTCGGCAATCAGATGAACCAGACTGCCGTATAAGGCCCAGAGGCGATCCGAGGCATCCTCCTCCAAGAGGTCGTAATACTTCTTGCCGAGCCAGAAGCGCAACGGTGAATCAATGAGCGAAGTGCAACTGATGTTTCCCACAAGTTTGTGCGCTTTTTCTTGCCATTGAATCGCGTTATAAATCGGAGTCGGCAAATTAAAACGATTAGTTAAGTTCATGTTTCTTTTCCTTTTTACTGTGTTTACCAAGCAACTTTCCTTTGCGAAACTCAGAAAATCTTTTCCTTGTTTCTTCGCTATGATGAAAAAATCCAATCCTTCCTTTATTCCATGGAACGCGCCCTCTATGTGCTTCCGACATTTTTTTTAGGGTTTCTGCGGATAGGTTTTCTTTCTTATGACTTTCCGCCATCTTGCGTATAGACTCGTCGGAATGTTTCAGTCCTTTGTTCCAAACCTTCCTCCCCTTACATGCTTCGCTGATGTGTTTTCTGTGTTCTGGCGTGATTACCCTGCCTTTCTGAGCTTTGCTAAATTTAAGGATTATCTCCGAACTCAAGCGCCAAGTTTTTCCGAGAGTCCTGCTTGGATGTCCCATCTGCGAGGCGCTCATCTTTCTTTTTGTTTCTTCCGAGTGTTTGTGACCAGTGATAGCTTTGCTCAATCGCTTGCGTTGTTCCTCCGTAAAGCGATAGCCGACACTTCCGTCGCCTCCAATCGCTCTATTTACAAGCCTCCATCCCTCTTGCTTGCCGTAAGCAATCCAAGCTATTTCCTCCTTGCATCCATCTCCCTCGACCTCTCCGATGAGACAAGCGTTCGGTAGACAACCTTTCGCAAGAACAGAACGTATCCAGTTGCAACGATAGCTATTATCGCGATGACTCTTGGCTTCTCGAAGATGCCAATAGAGACGCTTTTCCAATCGGTAGGCAGTCTTTCCGATGTACCGTATCTCGCCGCTTGGTTCGCAGAGAACGTATAGTTTCGTTGTCATCGTGTTGTTGATATGGGAAAATCCCATATCGGTTATTTAACTTCGCAACGCTTCTTCCTCACCTTCGGTCTCGAACTTGAGACGGCCTTTGGTTCTCTCGGCTCCAATGCCCAACGCGGCCGCAGTAATCTGGTACTCGCCGATTCGCAGATTTAATGTGCCGGCGTTCTGCATCGTCTGTCCTTCCTCTCCGTAAAATACAGTTACCTTAATGATATCCGGGCTTGCTCTAACTAATCTCCATTTCAATACTAACGGTTTCATTTGTCTTGCTCCTTTCAGCAATCAGCACTACCGGCTATCCCCAGAGGCTGAACCATGACAGCATGGGGAAGAATGCAAACCATGACGAAAACATCCTTGTCGCCGGAACGTGATTAAAGTTCGGATGAGTACCGCGACGGAACCTTCAGCACATGAGTTAAGCAGTTCCTTCGCCTGAATCTCCCAATTCCCCATGTTTGGCGTCGGTACTCATCCTCTCGATCAAAAAGGCAAATTATCGCTATCATCATCCGCTGGCGGCTGCTTCTCGTCAGCCGGCCCGTCTTCGTGACTGCCTTCCGGCGCAGCTCCTGCGGCGTGCTCCGTAACTCCCTTGTCGTTCGGGTCCCGCTCGAACCCTTCTTCATCCGTGAACGGCAGTTCCTTACGAGAGAACTCCGCGAGCGTAAGCACCTGTATCCCCTGGAGATACAGCGTGACACCTTTGTTGCTCCCGGTATCATACGGGTCGGCAACGTAGGCCACCTTGACCACGGAGCCCTTGGAGGGCAGTCGACCGGGAGGCAGGTCGTTGCGCTTGGCGTCCACGATGCGCGGAGCGAACGCTGACGAGAACTTGACTTGCAGGCTCCCCGTCTCCTTGTCGATCTTGAAGGGCGTATGGGTGCCAGGCAGGATTGCCTTCACCGCTTTACCCCATGCTATCACCGCCGGGTCGTTGATCGGGAACAGGAGCGTGACGCTGTACTTGGCCTTGGCATCCTTGCTTCTGTTCTTGGGGTGCGGGGGTTGCGGACGTGAGAGCCATGCGTATTGGATTTCTCCAATCGGACTGATCTCCATGGGGCGTTTAGTTTTACTTGCCATTTGCGTTCTCCTTCTGTTCTGGGTTTTCCAACGGTAATACGGACTGCACGTTCTCCACGTACTCGGAAGCCAGCACGGACTTCACGAGCTCCTCGTCGCCCTTGAAGGCGTCCTCGAAGAATTTCTTAGCAATCGAATGATTGCCATCGGCGAGGTCTAGATACTTCTGGTAAGCACGTTTCCCGGCTTCGATCTTGTTGATGCGATCCTTCGCTTCCCGAATGGCATTCCATACGATAGTCGCAATCTCCGTGGTTTCACGAAGATACCTGTCGAATTCGGACTTCTGCTTGTCGTAAACACTACGACGGCTTTCGTTCTCCTTGAGTGCCGCACCTACACGCAACACATCTTCCTGCCTGTAGAAAGCCACCTTTTCGACCTTGCGTTCGGTTGGCTCCAGCCAGCGGTAGTTGTAACTGATGGAGTACGAATACGCTTCCTTCATAACAGGCAACGCAGCAACCGTTTGCGCGTCCTTCTCGTCTCTGAATACCAAGTCCGCCACCTTATATCCGATCACCGAAGCGGTGATTCCCGCGGCCTCTAAGGTGAGTTCAACGGGAACTTCAGTCGGTTTGATGGCAGCAAACGCGACTTCGATGTCAACGAGCCTATCGGCTTGATCGTCCGTCAGCGCTACGAGTTCTTCGGGCGTCATTTCACTATAACGTTTCATTGTTTTCTCCTTCTGCTGGGTTTCAGCAATCTGCGGTTTTCTTGACAGGCCATGCCAACATGCGTTTCAAGTGGCGTTTAGCCAACTTGATTGCCTTCGGGTCTCCATCCCGCAGGCTTTCGTTGGCGATAATCCAGAACATCAACGTGGCTGTCGCCGTACGGTCTTGGGCGCGCAACAGGAATACCGGCTCATCCTTGGGTATCTTACCGGCAGGGTCTTGAATACGGGCGTAATCTTTTCGTGCATGAATCATCGTTTTTCTCCTTCGTTGTTTTCTTAACTCCAACACAATACTAACACAATCATCACCTAAGTCAATCCTTTTTTGTCTGCCCTCCTTCTGTTTGGGTTGGTATCTTCTTCAGTTCTTTCCCGTAAGCCACGTTGGCCGCCAAGCGTGCCTTGCATCTCTCCAGATGCGCCTTCGCCTTGTTCGAGTTCAGATCGTAAACCATGCGCTTCTCCGCTAACTCCTCGTCATCTTCCAGAATGTTCCAGCGTCCCCGGAGTTCTTCGATATCATCGAAGCCGAACTCGATGTACTTCTGAAGTTCCTCAATGGCAGCCTTCCGACAGTCCGGGAGTATCGTTACTTTAGCCCGGAACTCGATGATGAGACGTTCAAGGATTTGAATAGGGGTCGGTTGAGGTACGGTCTTTTTTGCCATCAGTTCCTCCTAATTTAAGTTTCTGTTGCTGATTGATACCGTTAAAATCATCCTCGCTGACAAACTTCTGCCGGTTACGCCTGAACACAACCTTCACAGTACCGACTGGCCCGGTACGGGCCTTAAAAATATCTATCTCCATCGGCCAATCTGTCACAAAACTTTCAAATGGTTCTCCGGGCTTCTTGTAGATGAAGATGATGGCGTCCGCATCGTTCTCAAGCATTCCGCTGTCACGCAGGGCCTCTCCTGCCGGTGGTGGAGGCGTGAGTTCTCGCGTCTTATTCCCGCTACGCGATATCTGCGATATTATCAGCAATGGTATGTCGAGGCGTTTGGCTGCATCCTTCAGCAAAGCGCTCCACTCGGCCGTTTGCTCGTTGCGCGACAACTGCTGGTGTCCCTGCGAATACTTGATTAACTGAATATAATCGAGCACAGCGAACTTTACCCCAGACTTTTTAACCTTGTAAGTCAACCACGTAACGATCTGCTCTATGTTCATGCGCCGATCAATGATGTGAAGCGGGGCCTTTGCCAGCCTGCCAAACGCCTCTTTGACAGCATCGGCCTCCAAGTCGGTGTACCGGCCCAGCATGAAAAACTCGAAGGCATTTACGCCGGCCATCGTAGCCGCCATGATCTGTCTGATGGTCTGTTGCGACATCTCCATCGAAATCAATGCCGCAGGGATGTTCAGGTCGATAACCTTGTGCGTCAGCTCATTGCAGGCCAGAGACGTTTTGCCGTTAGATGTAGTTGCCGCCAAGATGTATGTATACTTGGGCATATAAGAGCCAATCACAGAATTTATTGGTTCCAAGAATGAAGGGCAACCAGGGCGCTGGCCTCCCTCATGGATTGTCTTGGCAATGCCGAGCGATTTGTCGTGAAGCGCCTCCACGTTTTCCTCGGACTCAACAGATTGATGGGAGATCAAACTGGACATTAGGTTGGCGCCGATCTCCGCGGCCGTCTGTCCTTCATCCGCGTATACCTGGATATTCCTGCCACACTCAATGAGCGCTCTGAGTTTGTACTTCTCTACAACCTGTTCAGCATAGTGTGGGGCATAAGTTTCCACTAACGGGGCGTCCAAACACTTCATCAGATAAGCATGGCCTCCGACCTCATCGGCATGGCCCTTGGCGCGTAGTCTTTCGATAAGCGCTATGGGCTCCACCGGCACATGCTTGGACGCCAAGACCTGCATGGTCTGGTAGATGATCTGATGCGCCCTGACATGGAACATCTCTGGGGTAAACTTGAGTTCATTCAGGATGAAGAACGTCCGTTCGGAGTTCAAAAGGATGCACCCCAGAAGCGCCCTCTCGGAATCCTCGTCACAGGCTGGTCGTCTTTCGTTCATCGTTATCTCCGCGGTTCTGTTTAATACTCTACAGATTGTTCGTTGTCGCAATAATCTCGCATAAAGTTGATGTGTTCTTTTTCGGTCTGTTTCTCAAGAACCTTGCGGCATGATTCTATATACTCTTTCACATCCGGCCATTTAGCAGACCAATCCTGGTCTGCCATCCAGAGGAGATAACCTGCGGGAACTTTCTCCATTGTCTTGCCCCGGTATTTACCGAACGGCATTAAATCTTTGTCGGTTAATTTCATTTCTTCCTTCTCTATATCAATGTGGTGTAAAACGTCCGGGGTTGACCTTGACCTGCGGTATAGCTTTGGCTTTCCATGCACCGAATTTAGACACGAAACTTGGTAGGCCGATGTATTCAACAGAAGTGTTTTCCAGATAAAACGTCAGGACTCGTTTCACCACGTCCACACCGTACTGATCTATCAGCGGACGGAGTGCTTTCAGGTGCCATACTTGAGGGGGTCCGCCGCATCGTTCGCGCCAGATAGCAACGACTTGAGCCGACCAATTATCATTGCTCATTTTTATCCTTTGATTTCGGGCATTGCTTGATGTCTGAGACCCACATTTTTATCAACCTGCAATAACTTGCTGTGCCAGTAAAAAATCCATAGTTGAATCTTTTGTTTCCGCCATATTCACAAGTTTTTGTATCAGATAATTGACATAGATGTTTTTTCATCTGCGCCTCCTATATCTTGACGTGCTCGCACCTCCACAGTTTATACTTGCCTCCTGCGCAATCCACCATGTCGTAGTAGCCCAGGCATTTATTATCACTCGCTGGTTTCTTCTTTTTGCAATAATAAATAGGACAACCTTCGCCGCGGCAGTCCTTCACTTCAGCTTGCGTAACAACTTGACCCTTTAGGTTAATGGCCATGAAGATTCTCCTTTGCAGTTTTCATCGCTTTCATAAGCTCCCTGAGTACGCACTCCTGCGTCTTGGCGAGGCACTTCTTGCAGGTGATCTTCTTGATGTCGAGCTTGCCTACCGTGACGAACGGATGTCTCTTGTCGAAGGTGTTGTATTCCTTGCTATCGCACGCGCGGACATTCCCGTCGAACAGGTGGTTGACTTTGCGGTCGCTCCTTACGTGGTATGTCATTTGTTCCTTTGTTTTTTGGTTTCCTCAATGCAGCGAGTGCATGGGAATTCGTTTGGATAGAATCGTTTGGAACCACAATACGCACACTCCAAAGGTAGGTGGCTTTCGCGCCCTAAGTTTGGCTCCTTTGTCGGCTCGGAAACCATGCCTTCTGAAAACGCGCGGACAGCCGCCAAGATGCGTTTACTATCGTTGCTCATGCGTTCCCTTCCAGTTTCCAACCGATACGTTTCGCAAACCTCAACAAGGCGTCCCATACGCCATACTCCAGGTAGACCGTATTGCTGGAACCGTCACCGTTTTCTGTCGTCAGAACAATCATGTCGTTATCGGAGTGACGGGCATAGACGCTATCACCGAGATATTCAGCATTCATATTCCCCTTTGTGCCGGGGCAAACCCAGCAAACTTTCCGTTCACCACAAGTAATTGGTCGCGGTGTCCGGCGGAGTCGTAATACTCCAGTCGCCGGCCGTTGAGTCTGAGAGCCAGTTCCTCAACTACTGCTTCGGCATCGTTTGTGACCGACATGACATCGTGTCCGATGTCTACGATTAAAAGCAGGTCGGGTGTGTCTTGGACGATCTGGTAGCGCGAACGTTTGGCGGGCATGTTTCTCCTTTGTTCTCCGGCCTCTTACTTCCGGTGTTGTTGTGACAACGAATTGAATACTATCACAATGCTATCGTATGTCAAGCGGCTTTTTGTTTTCGGGATGTGTGGAATAGAAAAAGTCCTTGGAGCACACATCCAGCGAGATACTCAAGCGTTCCACTTCACTCATAATCTGCACTGCACATCCCACGGCGGCACGTTCGTCTATGGATAGCCTGGAACTACCCTTCAATAGGACGAGCGTTGTAATGATTCCTGATAGTTGGTTCATTGTTCTTCCTGTTTATGATATGGGAAAATCCCATATCGGTTATTTGGTCTTGAGTTCCAACATCTTCTCGGCCAGCACCCACAACGCCTTATTCAACTGTATATCGCGGTCAATGCTCTTGATCTGATGCAACCGCGCCCTGGCGTACCGAGCTTCAGCCGGTGCGCCTACCGTCCCGGCGTACCTTCCGTTTTCTTGGTCCTGCCGATAGTACCGCGCCCCACCTTTGGTGACGTTCTCCTGAATGCGGTTGAAAGTCTTCCAGAGATCGCATCCTTGGTCACTGTAGCGGCTCGACCTGTTAAGCAGGTAGGGATCAAGCTCAATGCGGTGTGATTTCAGATCGTCATCGTCAAACAGCAACCTGCTGGCGGTTTGCGCCAACACCGCTTGCTCCGGCAGCAACAACTGCACGGCTCGCATCGCATTCACCCTGTCACCCACCAGCTTCCCGGCTTCTCCAACCCTCGCGCTGGCCTTGATGATCTCCTGCGGGTCGAAGCCTACGTGCCGGATGCGGATGTC